TGTCTGATTTTTGTACGCGCGAAAGCATTTTGGGGGGAGGATAGCCTTGCCTACTGCTCTTAAACAGGCGGATGCTACGCTAGGGAGCCTGCCAGAGCCACCCGAAGGCCTTGCCCCCTCTTACACCACCATCCCCCTGGAGACTGTAGCCCTGGGGCTCCTAAAGCCCCATCCCCGGAACTACCGCCAGCACCCGCCCGACCAGCTGCTCCATATCATCCGCTCCATCGAGGAGCATGGCGTCTACCGCAACATCGTCGTGGCCGAGGATTACACCATCCTGGCGGGCCACGGCGTCGTCAAGGCGCTGCGCCAGATGGGGCGTGCCGAGGCCTGCGTCTACCGCCTGATGATCTCACCGGATTCCGTCCAGGCATTGAAGCTGCTCACCGGCGACAACGAGATCGGCCACCTCGCCGAAGTAGACGACCGCCTCTTCACCGAACTGCTCAAGGAAGTAAAGGACCTCGGGGAGCTTGTGGGCACGGGCTACGACGAGATGATGCTGGCGAACCTGCTCTACGTCACGGCCCCACCGGGCGGTACGGACGCGGATCAGGCCGCGCAGTGGGCCGAGGCAGGAATGCCGGAATTCGCTAACGGCGCATTGCCTCTCAAGCTGATCGTAAGTTTCCGGACGCAGGCCGACCGCATAGCCTTCGCCGATCAGTTCGGGCTGCGGATTCTCAAGCGGGAAGCGGCGACCTGGGTTACATGGTGGCCGTACCGCGAACAGGAAGATACCTCGGCCTTGCGTTTCGATTCGGCAGAACAAACCAGGATGCCTGCGGGCGGCAGTAACCACCGGATACCGGCTGGTGAAGGCCAAGCGCCGCCCACCTCGACCCAATGAGCCCGCGCTACCCCATCTACGTCATTAGCAAGGGCCGCGCTGATAACTGCCTGACGGCCAAGTTCCTGGTGCGCGACGATACGCCCTTCTCGCTCGTCATCGAGCCGCAGGAGGAAGCGAAGTACGCTCATGCCTTCGGCGGCGACGTGCTGCGTATCTTACCCTTCAGTAACCTCGGCCTCGGTTCCATCCCCGCCCGCAACTGGGTGTGGGAGGATTCCAGGGCGCGCGGCTGCGAGCGGCACTGGATCATTGACGACAACATATACGACGTCGAGTTCCGCTATCAGGGCAAACGGATCGTGTGCAATTCCGGCCCCGCCCTGGCCGCCGTCGAAGACTTCGTGGATCGCTATGAGAATATCGCCATCGGCGGGCTAAACTATCACATGTTCGCGCCCGCTGGCCGCAACATCCCCCCGTTCGTCGTCAACTGCCACGTTTACTCCTGCCTGCTTATCCGCAACGATCTCCCCTACCGCTGGCGCGGACGCTATAACGAAGACACCGACCTCTGTCTCCAGGTGCTCTCGGGCAGCTGGTGTACGGTGCTGACGAATGCGTTTCTGATCCACAAGGTTCCCACGATGAAGATGAAGGGCGGTAACACGGCCGAACTCTACCAGGACAACGGGCGATTGAAGATGGCGCGGTCGCTCGAGCGCATGTGGCCCGGCGTCGTGGAAACGCACCGCAGATTCCACCGTGCGCAGCACGTCATCAAGGACGCCTGGGGGCGGTTTAATACGCCGCTGAAACTCAGAGCTGACGCCCCGCCCGCCGATCCCGCCAAGCATGCGCTGGCCTTGCAGCAGGTGAAGGGCATCAAGAGTGAAAGTCTGCGGCAGTGGTACGCCGCACAACAGGTGAGCGTATGACGGGACGCCCGCCCGTGCCGACTGTCCTGAAGGTCGTGCGCGGAAACCCAGGACACCGCAAACTGAACAAGAACGAGCCGAAGCCCGTCGGTGATCTGAAGGAACCGCCCGCACATTTCGACGAGGAACTGCGCGAGGTGTGGAACTACGCCATCGAGAACGCGCCCAAGGGGCTGTTAAAAAAGATCGACTCCGCGGTGCTCGAAACCTGGGTGACGTCGCACGTCCTGCACCGCAAGGCGATAGCCCAGGTGCGGCTGCACGGCATGCTGGTCAAGCCGCCGAAGAGCGATATCCCGGTCCAGTCGCCCTGGCTGCCCATCGTGAACAAGCAAGCCTTCATCATGCTGCGGGCCGTGGACCACCTGGGATTCTCGCCGGCAAGCCGCACGCGGATCGCCATCGGTGACGGCGTGCCCAGTACGGCAGGCGGATGGGGCGAGATCGCCGACGCCGGATAAACTCACATGCCAACCCTCGCTAAAACGTGCCCCAACGTGGCGCGGGGGACGGAGTACGCCCAGGCCGTCGTAAAGGGCAGCGTGCTGGCCTGTACCTGGGTGCGCCTCGCCTGCCAGCGGCATCTAGAAGACCTGGACCGCTGGCAGGCGAAGGACTCGCCCTTCTACTTCGACCAGAAGGCCGCCGAGCGCGTGCTCGAAGTAGTCCAACTCTTTCCGCACATCCACGGGCACTGGGCGAAACAGCAGATGCGGATCACGCTCGAAGGTTGGCAGTGCTTTATCGTGATGTGCGTCTTTGGCTGGAAGGCCAGATCCACCGGGGCGCGGCGTTTCCGCGTAGCCTATATCGAAGTACCCAGGAAGAACGCCAAGAGTACCCTGACCAGCGCCATCGGGCTTTATCTGCTGGCCTGCGACGGCGAGCACGGCGGGCATATCGTCAGCGCGGCCAACACGCAGAACCAGGCCAAACTTTTATTCACCGACGCGCAGTGGATGGCACGCAAGGAGGTGGGCTTCCGCGCCCGCTTCAGCGTGGAAGTCCTGGCGCACACCATCGTGCAGATGGAGACGCAGTCCAAGTTCGAGGCCTTGAGCGCGGAGCACTCGAACCTGGACGGGCTGAATCTTCACGGGGCGCTGATCGACGAGTTGCACGCCCACCCCACGCGCGGCCTGTGGGACGTGCTCGCAACGGCTACGGGCTCGCGTATCCAGCCGCTCATCTGGGCCATCACTACGGCGGGCCTAAACCGCGCCAGCGTGTGCTACGACCAGCACAACTATGTGATCGATATCCTCAGCAAGCGGGCCGAGGACGACGCCTACTTCGGCATCATCTACACCACCGATGACGGCGACGATCCGTGGGCCGAGACCACCTGGACGAAGGCCAACCCCAACTACGGCGTGAGCGTGCGCCCGGAAGGGTTGAAGCTGGACGCCAAACGCGCCATGCAGATGCCGAGCGAGCAGGCCTCGTTTCTGACGAAGCACTTGAATGTGTGGATCAACGCGGCGATGATGTGGCTGCCTGCCGGTGCCTGGGACAAGTGCGGCGACGGGGCGCTCGACATCGAAGACTTCGCCGGCGAGGCCTGTTACCTCGGCATCGACCTTGCGCTGCGCAGTGATATGGCGGCGCTGGTGGTTGCTTTCCCGCCTACGGAGGCGCGGCCGCACTGGGTCGTCTTCGGCTTCTACTACCTGCCAGAGGAGACCGTCAGCCGCGCCGAGAACGCTCACTATCAGGCCTGGGAAACCATGGGCCGACTCACCACCACGCCGGGGAATGTCACCGACTTCGACTACATCCTCAACGCGTTGGCCGATCTGTGCACGCGCTTCGGCGTCCGCGAGATTGCGCTCGATCCGTTCGACGCGGGTCCACTGCTGGTGAATATTGAAAAGGCGGGCCTGCCCAAGCCTGTTGAGGTCCGCCAGACCGCGCCGAACATGCACCCGGCGATGGTGGAGCTCGAAGGCCTCGTCCTGTCGAAGAAGATCCGCCACGACGCCAACCCGATTCTCTCCTGGATGTTCTCCAACGTGAAGGTGGAAAAGTCGGGCGATCTGATGAAGCCGACCAAGGATGGCGACGAGAAAAAAATTGATGGCGTGGTCTGCCTGCTGATGTGTCTAAACCGCTGGATGAAACAGCAGCCGGGCGAGAAGCCCGACTACGAGAACCGAGGCTTATGGGCAATCTGAACACTGCTGCGGCGCGAGCCTGGAAGGCCATCACGCAGGCCGTCTCGCGCACCGTTGGGAGCGTGACGCGGATCGGTAACCGGACTGACGGCGGCATGATTAACACCCTGCCCGGTGCGGGGCTTACCAACCCCACGGCCAATACCGCGCTGCAATCCGCGGCGGTCTGGGCATGCTGCCGCCTGATCGCCAATTCAATTGCCTCGCTGCCCACCAGCGTCCTGCAACAGACTACGGTGGGCAAGGTAAAGGCCGTCAACTCGCCGCTCTACCGCGTGCTTTGCCAGTCGCCCAACCCGATGATGACGAGTTCGCAGTGGATGCAGCCCACCATGATGAGCCTGCTTTTGTGGGGCAATGCCTTCACCTGGATCGACCGCGTGGCCGGCGAAGTCATGGGCCTTTGGCCGCTGAATGCCTCGCGCGTTCAGATCCTGCTCAAGGCCGACGGCACGCTTGACTATTTCTATAGCGACCTGACCGGCAAGACGCATCACTTCTCGGGCGAGGAGTTGATTCACTTCCGGCTGTTCACGCTGGACGGCTACGTCGGCTTGCCGGTGCTCGACTACCACCGCATGACGCTGGACTTCGAAGCCGCGACCACAGCCTATGCCTACTCGATCTATCAGAATGGCGGGCAACCGAGCGGCGTGCTGGAGTATCCGACTGCGCTGAAGGAAGAACAGGTCAAGCGCATCCGCCAGTCGTGGCGCGAAACCCACGGCGGGCCGGGCAACGCGGGACAGATCTGTATTCTCGAAGACGGCATGAAGTACACGCCGCTTGCCATCCCGCTCAGCCAGCTGAACTATATCGAGGAAAAGAAATTTTCCGTCGAGCAGATCGCGCGTATCTTCGGCGTGCCGCCGCACCTGATCGGCGCGATGGACAAGCCCACCTACGCAAGCGTGGAACAGCAGTCGATTGAGTTCGTTCGCTATACCATCAACCCCTACGTGGTGAGCCTGGAGCAGTCGATCACCAAGGCGCTGCTCGAATTTCCCTATAGCTACAAGATGAACCTCAACGGTTTCGAGCGCAGCGATATCCGCACCCGCTACCTGAGCTACGCCACGGCGCGGCAGTGGGGCTGGTTGAGCGCGAACGATATCCGCGATCTGGAGGATTTGGTCCGCATCGACGGCGGCGACGAATACATGGTGCCGATGAACATGGCCCCGGCAGACGGCGGCGAGCCGCTCGTGCCGGTGCCGCAGCAGGGAGCTTGAAGGTTATGGAACGCAAAGCGTGTGCGCTGATTGAACTCAAAGCGGAAGGGAACACCGGCCAGTTCTCCGGTTACGCCTCAACCTATAACGTGGATCTGACGGGCGACCAGATTCTGCCAGGGGCCTTCGCGCAGTCGATCAAGGATCGCAAGGCCAAGGTACCGATTCTCTACAACCACGAGGACTGGATCGGCTTCTCCACCGGGTTAGCCGAGGACGGCAAAGGCCTCACGCTCCAGGGCGAACTGGCGCTGGATAACTCCGTCGCCAAAAACACCTACGCGCTGTTGCAGAAGGCCTCGGCGCTCGACTTCCGTGTGGGTATGAGTATCGGATTCATGGCGAAGGACTGGGACTGGGACGGCAACATCCGCACGCTGAAAGAGATCGACTTGTGGGAAGTCTCTATTACGCCGTTCCCGGCGCAGCCGAAGGCCTTCGTGGCCGACGTGAAAACCTTCCGCGATTTAGAGAAGTACCTGCGGGAAGTAGAGTGCTTCTCGAAGTCGGATGCTCGGCGTATCATGCGCCTGTTCACCGACTACAACCAGTCTTCGGGTGGGATGCTCGACGACGCCTCTTCGCCGCGCACGCGGCGCTTACTGGCGGCACTCGCCGCCGAACAGGGAGCAGCCTAAATGGCAACGACAACCCCGGATAAAGAAGACCTGGAACTGATTCGCCAGTTGCGGGTGGAGTGGAAAAAGGATTTCGACGCCGCGCTGGTGCAGGCCAAGACGGATGGCTTTGTGGACCCCGAGGCCCGCAGTAAAGTTACCAAGGTGGAAACCGAACTCAATACCAAAACAGACGCGGTAATTGCAGCGACCAACAAACGCTGCGACGAACTGGAAACTAAGGTAAAGCTGATCGGTGAGCGCGGCTCGCGGCCACCCGGCGCAGGCGATGACGGTTCGCTGATTAAAAGCGTCGGCACCAAGTTCGTGGAGAGCGAGCAGTTCAAGAACTGCCAGTGGAGCGGCCGCTTTCAGGTCCAGGCGGGTCTCACCAAAACGCGCATCAAAGATATCCTGGCCCGCAAGGCGGTAACGACCATCGCCGAGGGCGGCGCCACCACGATCACCCCGCCCGTGGGCGCGTATCCGATCTTCCCCCGTCGCGTGGGCCTGATCTCGCAGCAGTACGCACCGCTCACCATGCGTGATCTGGTAGACGTAATTCCGCTTGACGGCACCAACGCGGTCGAGTACGTGACGGAAAGCTGGACGAACGCCGCTGACTACCAGATCCTGGAAGGCGACAAGAAAGCCCAGTCAGGGGTGACCTATACCGATAACACCGCAGTGGTGCGCACTATCGCGCACTACGTGAAGGTGTCGCGGCAGATGGTGTCGGACGTGTCCTTCATCATCGCTACCATCGAAAACCGCCTTGCTCTCTTCGTGCTTCTCAAAGAAGACGCCGAGATCCTGTTCGGCAGCAACGCGGCGGGCCACCTGTGGGGAATTATGCCCCAGGCCACGGCAGCTGCAGTCTACTATCCGGGGCCAGCGCCGACGACCGATACTATGCTCGACCAGTTGAATGCGGCCGAGACATACATCGAGAACCAGTTTTATTTCCCGACTGCTTTCGTCCTGAACCCGACTAACTGGTTTCACATCGAAAGTCTGAAGACGACCTTCGGCCAATACCTGCTCCCGACCTCGCCGCTGAGCGAAGGACCACCCCGCGTGTGGGGCCTGCCGGTGATTACCACGCCCGCCATGACGTTGAACGACTACCTGTGCGGTGCCTTCCCCGGTAATGCGGCGTTGTTCGACCGCGAGACGGTCAACGTGGAAATGGCCTTCCAGAACGAGGACGACTTCGTGCGTAACTTAGTCACGCTGCGCGCCGAGGAGCGCGTTGCCTTTGCGGTGTTCGTCCCCAAGGCCTTCGCCAAGGGTCCGTTCGTTACTCCCGCAGTGGGGCTTGAAAGCGAACCGGTGCGGAAGGGCAAATGACGATTCAGTTCATCAAGGACTATACGGGCACCGACGGCAGACGGCGTCGCAAGGGGGAGGTTGCTGTCGTCGGGGAACGGGTAGCCGATGAACTCGTGCGGGCGGGCGTTGCTAAAGAGCGCCCGCCCGTTGGGCCTGTCGAGCGTAAGGAGGCGGTGTGACCGTAACTCTGCACGGCATTTTGTTGATCCTGGCGTTTCTGTGCTTCGTGCTGCAGGCCATCGGGGTACAGTCGCGCATCAACCTCAACGGCGCAGGTCTCGCGCTGTGGGTGCTTTCACTCCTGATCGTATGAGCGACCAGCCGCCTATCCTGCCGCCCGTACTGCCGCATGTGCGTATCCCGACGCAGCAGCTGAAGGATGCGGGCGGTCCACCGGCCGCGCTGGAAGACCAGGACAACTTCGTGCGCAACCTCGGCACCGTGCTGGGCGCTGGTCCTGGCGGCTTCGATCTGGGTAGTGTGGTTGCCCCGCCTGTGACGCCTTCGCCATCGGCCTCCAGCCGCGATCCGGTGCTGACGGTGGACGAGATCAAGATGCATGTCCACATCGAACCCGCCCAGACCGCCGAGGATACCTACCTGATGCAGCTCGAGATGGCGGCGCGGCTGCACGCCGAAAACTTCCTGCGCTATCAGATCGACGCGACGGTGGGCGAGAACATCAAGCAGGCGCTCTTGTTTCTGATCGCGCTGTGGTACCGCAACCGTGAGCAGATGATCGAGGGCAAGTGGGGTTCGATCCCCGCCGGGTTCCAGGCGCTGCTCGGCCTGGAGCGCGACTACCCTACCTACACGTAAATTGGAGGACCGTATGAAACTCTCACCCGGAGCGCAGATCACCAACGCGCTGTTGGAACACCCCGAGCGCCGGCGCTTTTCGCTCAGCCTGGAACGTAAGGCGGGGCCGATTCTCGTCTATCCTTCGACTGCCGAGACGGTCCCCGCCGTTGCCCCGGGCCCGACGATCCCCTATCGGCTGCGTTCCCTGATCGCGCCAGGGACGACGGTTGGTTCCGGTATTCTCTACGCGCGGGAGACTTCCTTCACATCGAGTCCTATCGTGCCAACCGCCGCAGGCGGACTGAAGCCCGCTGCCGATCTCACCTATGACATCCAGCTACAGCCTGTCGTCACCGTGCCCGCGTATCTCAAGATGCCCGCGCAGTACTGGGAAGACTTCAGCATGTTTCAAAGCTGGATCGACGCGCGGATGATGTACGGGCTGGCCGAGGCCGAGGAAAAGCAGCTGCTCAACGGCAACGGCGTTGCTCCGAACCTGCAGGGATTCATGCTGGTTGCCATCGCGGTAACGAGCGTGGCGGGCAGCGGCGGCGTGGCCCTGCTGGATAACGTGGCGGCGGGTATCGGCGCATTGTACACGCGGGGGTATATCGCCACGGGCATCGTGCTCAACCCCGGCGACTGGGGCGCGGCGCTGCAGATTAAGTCCACCGGGGGCGGCTACCTGATCGGCGCGCCGGGGCTGATTACCAACCCGCTCAGCCTGTGGGGAATTCCCGTCGTGCTCAGCAAGGCTATGGCGAGCGGCAACTATCTGGTCGGGCAGTTCGACCCCTATAGCCAGATCTTCGACCGCGACGACGCCGCGCTGGAAGTGGCCGATCAGAACGAGGACGACTTCGTGCGCAATCTGGTGACGGTCCGCGCCGAGGAGCGGCTGGCCTCCGCCATCTATCAGCCTGCGGCCTTTGCCAAGGGCACCTTCACCATGCCGTAATGCCGAGCATCACGACGCCGGAACTCGACGCAGGTAAGCTGGACCGGCTGGTCACGCTGTTGAAGCCGATCTATAAAGACGTCTACCAGGATGAGATTTCCGACTGGGAAGTAGTTGCCCAGGTCTGGGCTGCGGTGATGCCGAGCGTGGGCGTCGAGACGGATACGGGCGGCCGCACTCAGGAAGTAGTGACCACCACCATTCAGATCCGCTACCGCGCCGATATCGACGCGCGGTGGCGCATCCAGGATGGCCCCGTGGTCTACCAGATCAAGGGCATGCTGGATATCCTGCGGCGGCACGTACAGTGGCAACTGAATTGTTTGGAGGTGGAATGACACCGAGTCCGCGTGAAACCTTAGACCCACTGATCAAGGCGATCTTCGACGCGATGGAAGCTTACATGGCGGCCAATTCGCTGCCCAGTGTGAACTGCACGGCCGCGCAATCCGGCGCGGGCATTAGCGAGAGTCTCTCGGCTACGGAGTCGGACGGTGATTCGTTCACCTTCCAATTCTTTACCAAGGGGGTAATGACAACCATCACCCCTGCGGCGGTAAGCCTGGGCCCGAGCGGCACGCAGCAGTTCACCGCTATTGCTACCAACCCGGATGGCTCCGCCGTGGCTTCCGCCGCCTTTACCTGGACTCTTACCAGCGGCCCCGGCACGCTGGATACTGCGGGCCTCTATACCGCGCCCGCCACGATTGCGCAGGCTACCAACGCCACGATCCGCGCCACGCTCACGGGCGGGGAGTCCTGGGGTCAGGTGATTATCACGGTACACCCATGAGGACCATTAGCACTTCCACTAAGGGGATGAAGCTGGAGGGCGTGCCCGCTCTGATCAAAACCATCAAGGAGATTGGCAAAACACTCGACGGTGACGGTGCTGCGGCCTACACCGAACGGCTGAAAGATATCGCCATGAAGCCCTGTAACGTGATCGCGGACGAGGCGCGGGATATGGTCCCCGTGGTCACCGGCAAGCTCAAGGCGGGCATCTTCGCCGCCCCGCTGAAGGCCCGCATCGGCGCGGTGGTTGGCGTGCGCGGCGTGCGCTACGCGGACTGGGTAGAGTACGGTACGGTCCGCGCCTCGGCGCAGCCCTTCCTGCGGCCCGCTGTGCTGGCAACCCGCCCGCTGTTCACTGACATGATGGCAGGCGATCTCAAAAGCCTGATCGACGAAGTGGCGGCGGCCAATGCGTGGCACGCGCCGGACGCGGGGTAAATGACGGTCATCATCGAAGACGTGCTGCGGCAACTGCTGATCGCCACTGATGTGGCGGCCACTCGCGTCTTCGTGATGCGTGCCCCGCAGAAGCCAGCCGAGCAGATGAAGACACCCTACATCGTTTTCTTTCAGGTGGGGCCGTCGCCGATGCACTCACAGACCGGGCCGCTTGATTTGCTAGACCGCGAGTATCAGGTATCCATCTTCGACCCGTCGCAGTCGCGCGCCCTCGGCATTGCCGACGAGCTGCGCCGGCAGCTGGACGGGCTGCGCGGCGACTACATGGGCCTGCGCTTCGGCGCGATCTTCTTCCGCGTCCAGACTTCCGCTTTCGAAGCCACACCCGAAATCGTACAGGTGGTGACCGCTTTCCGCGTTCTCTTCACGGTGCTGGATGACTTCGGCGCTGTAACCCTCAACCCACGCAACCAACCCGAAACCTTACGGAGTAAATTGTCATGAGCCCACAGCTGCAAGCTATACCGCCATCCACGGTACCTACGACCCCGAGCGCCGATCCGGCCATCGCGGCATTCGGTACGTTGATTCAGGTCCTGAGCACCGCGTCCCCGGAAGCCTACACCACCATCGCTGGCGTCGGTGATATTACCGGCCCGAATACCAACGTGGCCGAGGTGGAGACCACTTCCCACTCGACCGGCAGCCCGCATAAGACCTTCATGCCGACGCTGATTGACGACGGCGATCTGGCTTTCCCGTGCTACTTCAACCCAAGTGACCCGACGCACAGCCTGTTCAGCCCCTATGGCCTGGAAAACCTCTTTCAGAACAGGGCAGTCACCAGCTTCCAACTGGTGAACACGGACCCGAATAAGCGCACCCGCAAGTTCCGCGGATTCGTCAAGCAGCTTGGCGAGACTTACCCCGTGCAGGGCATCTGCACCCGTCAGGCCACGATACGCATCACCAGTGTGCCCACCGATGTGGTGGCGGCAGTGACCCTGGCCCCTGTAAACGATCTCACCGAGACAGCAGCAGGTGCGCCCAGCAAGACCATCACGGTGACTTCCTCCAGCACCACACCCTGGCTGGCCCACTCCGATGCCCCAAGCTGGCTGAGTATCACTTCCCCGCTCACGCCTACGACGGGCGACGGCACGGTGACTTATGCCGTCGCGGCCAGCGTGGCCCCCACCCCTGCCAGGACCGGGCACATCACCATCGGAGACCAGTCCTTCACGGTTATTCAGGCTGCGGGGGTCTAACCGAATGCGGCAGATTCATCCCGGCAACGCCGCCGAGTTCCAGGTGGGCGATAAGATCTACCGCATGCGGCTCAGTCTGCGTGTGCTGAAGACCCTGGAGCAGGATCACAATATTTCCATCATGCGCGGCCCCGAAAGTATCCTGGCTGCCCTGCACGACCCTGAGAAGTTTGCCCTGGTGGTCTACCAGGGCCTCAGGGCTAACCACCCGGAGGTGACGCTGGACTGGGTGGAAGATACCTTTGACGCCACCTCGATTGCCATGCTGGCCCCGGTGATCGGTCAGGCCATCAGCGGGCGCGAAGCGGGTGACTCCCCAAACGCACCCACGCCCGACAAGCCGAATGGAATTGGACCGCTCAGTGGGCCTTCGGGCGATACGACCTCGGCCTCTCTGACCATCAGTTCTGGGATCTCAACCTTGAAGAATTAGCCGCGCTGCGCGAGCGGTATGCGGCCGCGCAGGAATTCCAGGAATACTGCGCCGCCCTGCCAGCCTGGGTAACTTATGCGGTCAACCGTTCCCAGAATTCTCCCCGCCGTGACCTGGACTTCTTCCAGTTCCGCCACAATGCGCGGCGCGGGGCCGCCACTGCGCCGGTATCCGTTGCGCCTATGCGATATGCCCAACCCGGCGAGCGGCCGCCCTCGTCGCGCCCGCCGGGCACGAACGATAACGTCATTGAACGGTTCGATATGTATGCCAACCGAATGAGAAGGACCGGGTAAAGTTATGGCCGATCTCGGGGACATGATTGCGCGTCTGCTGCTGGATTCCAAGCAATGGCTCACCGGCATGAAGGAGGTGGAGGGTTCCACGGCGGCGTCCGCTGCCGCGATTGAAGGTTCCCTGGGTATGGTGGGCGAGAGCGTGAAGGAACTCGGTAAGGGCCTCGCGGAACTTGGCCTGGCCGAGGGTATCAAGCATTTCGCCGAGGCCTGTATCGAGGCCTCTGATGATATGGGCAGGCTCAAGACCGCTATGGTCAACCTGAAGGGCGATACCCAGAATGTGGAAGAGTTCCTGGAGCACATCCACGAATTGTCGGCTACCTCGCCCTTTGCCTTTCCTGAACTGGCCGAAAGTGCCAAGCGCATGGTCATGTTGGGGCAGAGCCTGGATCAGACCCAGGAAACCCTGTCGGCTATCGTGGAGACCGGCACCGCGCTAAAGCTGACTGGAGCACAGGTCACTGGCATTGCCGACGCCATGAGCAAGCTAGGCCAGGGCGCGGAACCTATGCGGGTGATGAAGCAACTGGTGAATGAAGGCATCCCGGCATGGCAGATGCTGGCCCAGGAAATGGGCACGAACATCCCCGACGCCCAGGCCAAGGTGAAGAGCGGCGTGATCAGTTCCCAGCAGTTATTCGAATCGCTTACCAAGGCGATGGACGAGAACAAAGACAAGGCCGCAGGGTGGGCCGACACATGGCGCGGGGCCATGAAGGGCCTGGATACCGCCACCGAAGCCGCCATGCGGAACGTGGGCGACGACATTAAGAAGGCCCTGAACGAAGTCGCTGCGCCGGCGCTGAAAGAAGTCGCTCAGCTGGTGGAGAAACTAGGCGAATGGTGGAAGGGCCTGCCCACCCCGGTGAAGGATGCTGCCATTGCCTTCGGTGCGGCCGCTACCGCAATTGCGGCTATCGGCGGGGCCATCGCCATCATCGGCATTGCGCTGGAAGCCCTCGGCACCAGCTTCCTGGCGCCAGTCGCGGCCATTGCTGTCCTGGTCGCCGCCCTGGTGGGCGTCGGTGTCTGGATCGGCGAGCACTGGGGGGCCATCAGCGATATCCTCACGCACGCCTGGGATGAAATTGAGAAGATTTGGGGCGTTACTTGGGGTGAGATCAAGGCGGCACTGGGGATTATCTGGGACAGTATTACGGCTGCCGGCAAGGCTGTCTTCGATACCTACGTAGCGGTTTATTCCGTGATCTGGGACACCATCAAGGGTGCCTGGGATGTGATCTGGAAGGCTATCAAGCTGGTGCTTACCGTCGCCTGGGGCGAGATCAAGGCGGGCCTTTCCATCTTCGATGCAATCGCCACCTACCTGCTGGCATTCTGGGAGCCAATCAAGGCAAAATTTCAGGAGGTCTGGGGCTTTATCTCTTCCAACCTCACATCAGTATGGGGCAAGCTGGCTGCCACCTTCGGGGTGGTGCAGAAGGCCGCTGCGGATGTCACCACCGAACTTACCAAGCATGTGGAGGTGCACGAAAAGCTGAAGCCCAAGGTGGACGATACGGCAAACGCCACGGGTGGCCTTGGCACCCAGGCCTCCACACTTACCGATAAGTTCATTGCTCTGCGAGATAAGACGGCTATTCTGTGGGCGGAAGCGGCCATCCTGAACAGCAAGCAGCAGGCGCTGATTCAGACCGTGGCGAAAAACCGCGAAGAGGCCGCGCTGATGGCGGCCGCCCACCAGACGCTGTACGACAAGTTCATGGCGGTGATTCCGCCGATCCAGGACACTACCAAGGCTTTCGATGCACTCCAGCTTGCGGGCGTGAAGGTCGTCACCCAGTTCGGCGCTATCGGCGGCTCGGTGGCTGTTGCCGAAGCTGCGCTCAAGCAGTTGAATATTACTTCCACCGCCGCGGCGCAGAAGACTGCTGAGCACACTACCGAACTGGTGAATCAGGTTACCGCCGCCGGAACCATGATGAGCGCGTACGACCAGCTGATGACGAAGCAGGCGGACCTGAAAGCCCAGATCGAATTACTCATTCGCACTGACGGCGATCACTCGGCCAAGCTCGCCCAGTTGCAGCAGGACCTGAAGGACACCACCACCCAGATCGGCGCGATGGCGACCAGCACCACCGATGCCTACCACCAGATGGGGCTGAACACTGCTGACGACATCGATAAGATCATTGCCAAGGACAGGGAGCGGTGGCAGACCGCAATCAGCCTGTCCAACGATGAGAATAACGGCAACCCCGCGCTGGTGCGACAGGCACACGCCGCAGAATTGCAGATGCTCAAGGACTACGACCAGATGGGCATCGACATGTCTGCCAGCCAGAAACAGCGCATGGAGGACCTAGAGAAGGAACTAGGCAAGCACCACGACACGCAGCGGGAAGCCTGGAAGGCCTTTGAGAAGGACGTAAAGAAGGACTTCGACGATACCTTTACCGCGATGGAAGATCTGCTGATTACCGGTGACGGCAGCTTCAAGGACATTATGACGAAGCTCTGGCAGGGACTGGCGAAGGATGCACTCGACTTGTTCCTGGCCCCGCTGAAAAAATCCATCGAAGACTTCATGGCGACTACTATCAAGAACCTACTCAGTGGCGACGGCCTCGGCGGCATCAGCACGGCCCTGAGCAACATCGGTAGTAAGATCGGTGGCCTGTTTGGCGGCGGCGCACCGGGCGGGCTGGCGACTTCGGGAAGCACGATGGGTACGGTAGGGCAAGCCATCCCCGGTGTTAGCGGCGCGGGCGGTTCAGCTGCTGGTGCGGCCACCAAGGCAATCGGTTCCAGCGTCACAGGCATCGTGGGAGCAGTCGGCGGCGTGGTGTCTGCAGTAAGCGGAGTTATCAGTAACTTCCAGCAGGCCAAGATGGAAACCACTCTCAATGCTATCGAGCACAATACCCGCTACACCATGATGTACGTCGGGGAACGGGCCGACGGCGGCATCCTCGGCGTGCTGTTTAAGATTGACGAAGAGATTGCCTGGGGCGCGAACACCAAGGCCACAGAGAACCTGCGGGACCTGTTCAAGGACTGGAGCAACCCGGCCCTGGCAGCCATGCAGGGGATTCAGCAGGCTGTGGAAGGGACCGCGCCGTATATCGCCGATACCAAGGGTGTGATGGAAAACGTCAGGGACCTGACGGGTGAGTTGGTAGACGTGACCAGAAAAGGCCTGGAGTCGCTCAACGTCAACGTGACCGCGACGGGCGTCACCACCGTAGAGGCCGCGCGAAAGCTGGGCGACCAGATCGCAGCCAACCTTGCAAGGCAACTGGTGCAGACCTCTTGAATGCCATCATCAAGCTGAACGGTGAAGATGTGACGGCCAGCTGCCTGCTGGCGGCTACGCGCATCAGCTACGACTCATCGCGGCGTATCACTACTGCATCTATCACGGTCATGGGCCGCACCCTGAACCGGATCTCGCGCTACGACTACGCGCACTATGGCCAGGACTTCTACAGCATCGGCATCGGCGAGCTTTACCTGTGCACCATCCTGGATGGGCGCGACGGCACGACCAAGCTGTTCGAAGGCCAGATCTTCAGCTTAACGCTGACGCAGACTGACGTGATCGGCGCCGAAGTCTTTTACGCCTGCGACCTGAACGACTATGCGTCCTGGCTGGATCGCTCGGTGTGCTGGGGCGGGTACACGCTCACCCTGCCGGCGAGTGATGCCGCCATCATCCAGGGGCTGGTGGGCCACTTCTGCACGCGCATCGACTCCGCAACTGACATAGCCACCGTGGTGCCTACCGTGCAGGCATACGACTGGAAGGGGAAAACCACCCGGCAAGTGCTGGACGATATGGCCGCGCTCGCGGGTGCCGAATGGAACGTGGACTTCAACGCGGTGCTGCATTACCGGCTGGCGTCCAATGCCCCGGTGGCGCCGTTCGCACTTTCCACTTCCCACGATGACGTCACCAGCTTCCCGGTAAAGGTGACCAGCTACAAGCAGGACTTCAATAACCCGGTGAACCGCTGCTATGTCAGGGGAGCCACCGACCCGGCGAGCGGCGTCTTCATCGAGGCCAGTTACTCTGACCCTGTGTCCGTCGGTAAGTACGGCGAGTACGCGTACTCGGTGGTGGACGATCAGATCACGACTTCCTGGGATGCCTCGCTCAGGGCCAAGAGCGTGGTGCTGCGGTATGCCTACCCGGTGGAGTCTGGCAACTTCACCATCTGGGCCAAGGATGGCCTGCAGGTGGGCCAGCAGGTAAACATCACCGAGGATGCCCTGGGCATCAGCGGCTGGTACATTATCCGCTCCCTGACCATGCAGTGGGTGAGCAAGAGCGACGTGCAGTATGATGCCCAGTTCGGCGCATCCCAGCCCGACCTCGAGACTCTCCTGCGGCTGATCGACCAGCGCACCCGCTGGAAGTCCACCACCACGCCGACAGCCAATGCAGCCCCCGGCAGCATCACCGACGCGAATATCAAGATGCCGCCAGGGCTGAGCGCGGCAGTAATCGGCAGCGTTAATGCGAACACCATCGTCGGCCAGATCCAGGCAGGCCAGATCGGCAGTGTCAGTGCCGGGGCCATCGTCGGCACCCTGAGCGCGGGCCAGATCTCTAGCGTAAGTGCAGAAACTATCCAGGGAGTCATCACAGCAGGCCAGATCGGCAGCGTCAATGCAGTGAGCATCCAGGGCGTCATCGTCACCAGCCAACTGGGCAACCAGATCGTGGATGACCTTGCCAAGTATGCCGCTGCCCTCCAGCCCATCCCAATGATGAGCAGCACGCCGACAGGACTGCCCAACGATAACAACCCGCCGAACTCCTGGTTCTATTACATCCCCGATGGGCACTTCTACAAGATGAATGCTGCGGGCACAAGCTGGACGCAGGATGACTCGGTGTCCGGCTCCATGCGCTTCTACCATATCGGGGCTATCAGCGCCAACCAGATCATTGGCCTCATCGTGGCCGCGCAGATCCAGAGCATCACCGCAGGCCAGATTACCGGGCAGATTTCGGCAGGCCAGATCGGCAGCGTCAACGCATCCAGCATCAGCGGCCAACTTACGGCATCCCAGATTAGCACCGTAAACGCGAGCAGCATTCAGGGGCAGGTAAGCGCGTCCCAGATTACAACTATCAATGCGAGCCAGATCACAGGAAGTATTCAGTCCACCCAGATCGGCAGCATCAATGCCGCGACTATCACTATCGGCCTGATCGGGGACAGCCAGATCGGCAGCATCTCGGGCGTCAAGATCACCCAGGGCACCATCGGTTCGGATAAGTTCACCGGGTTTTCCCTGGACGTGGGCGGCGGCAGCAATATGCCGGGGCGCATCCGTGTGTTCAACGGTTCCGGCAGCGTGGTTGCACAGATGGGCTACCTGGGGGAAGTGGGGACCTCATCCTATGGCGGCTGGTTCCAGCTATTCGGCGCGGGTGGCACCAGCTATTCCAATGCCAGCATGTTCACCAATGCGGCCGGCAGCCTGTTTCTGCGCAATGCCGACGTGAGCATCAGTGCCAGCGGCTTCCAGATCTTCACCAGCCCGTCCACCTTCGACACCACCTACTCATCGCTGGCGGTTAAGGTGAGCGGCCCCGGCGGCGACCTATCCAGCTTTATCTCGCGCGGCTTTTTGATCTATAACGGCGGCACCCTGCTCGGCGGCATCGTGCGTGACCCTTCGAACGCCAGCAACCTGCAAGGTATCTTCTACAACTCCAGCCACTCTCTTGCCATCCTGATTGATGGCTACACAGGCACCATCAGGGCGGCAGGCTTCCAGGTGGGCAGTAATCCAGGCTTCAACGGGCAGGTTCCCGCAGGCCACGCAATCAACGTTTCAGGAGGTTTAATTACAGGCTATGTCTAACGAAAACGGTCAACCCGAAAACGATATGTTCCCTTTGGATGATGCAGCCATCCAGCTCCTCTCAGATCTCAGAAGCCAGATGCGGCTGATCGAGGCGCAGTTCCAGGGCGCACTGGTGCTCTTTATCCGCCAGCAGGGGCTGAAGGGCAGCTGGCAGGTGCATGAGAATGGCAGGGAACTGGTGCGCGTGCAGCCAGCCCCCACTACTGAAGTTATGAGGTAACTATGACTCCCAAGCCGCCGCCCTCTGTGGTTCCGGTGCCGGCGAATTTTGCCGTGCCTGAGTTCAGCTTCCCCAATGCCATCCCAGGCCGCGTACCGCTGCACTCTGATTTCGTGCTCTGGCCGGAAGTCACTCCGCAGGGCTTCCCGGTCACGCCACCCATCCCCCCCACGGTGCAGACCGGCGACGTGATCACGGCCAGCCATGAGAACACGGTATCCACTGCCATCAATGACTTGTGGATCGATCTGCAGTCGCTGGCTTCTACCACCATCACGGATCCTACGCAGGCCCAGGGGGACCTGATCGTCAGGACCGCCACTACACTGTCCCGCCTGATCGTCGGGGCCAACGGCACCCTTCTGACTGCCGATAATACCCAGGCCACCGGGCTTCGTTGGGCCACCGTGGCATCCACGGGCGCGGTGCCCTCCACCCGGCAGGTGCTGGCAGGCGCTGGCATGACTGGCGGCGGCCCGCTCAGCGCCGATGTGACTCTGAGCGCATTGCCATTCGTGGCATCAGGGGCCAGCCATGCCATCGGCGCAGTGCCAGATCCTGGCGCATCTGCAGGCATCACCCGCTATCTGCGGGAGGATGCAACCTGGGCCGCGCCCCCCGGTGGTTTTGTTGACCCGACCACCACAAAGGGGGATGTCATTGCACGCGGCACGGCGGCACCAGCCACCAGACTCGGCATCGGAGCCAATAACTCCATCCTGACTGCAGATTCCTCTCAGGCCCTAGGGCTGAAGTGGGCTGCACCAGCGGTGATGGGTGCTTCTGGTGGGAGCCATGCGGCAGGCGTTGTGCCAGATCCTGGAGCCACCACCGGGGCCACCCGCTACCTGCGTGAAGATGCAACCTGGGCAATTCCAGCAGGGGCTGGTGGTGGTCTGACCGACCCGACCACCACCAAGGGTGACTTGATGGCACGCAGTGCCGCAGCCGTCACCCGTCTTGGCGTGGGGACTGATGGACAGATACTGACTGCAGATTCTACGCAGACCCTCGGCATCAAGTGGGCTGCACCAGCAACAGGATCACAGACGCCATGGCTTACCGACATTGACGGTGGCAATCATAATCTCACCAATGTGGCGGCCATCATCGCAAATAGTTTTCTATATGCGGTTGGGTCAATCATCATTACGAATGATTCAAATGGTGCTTACCAGTCGTTCTATCAGGGCAGCGGGATTCGCTGGAACATGGGCAAGACCAACACCGCAGAAGCGACTGGAAATGTCGGCTCGGACTTTCAATGGAATCGATACGACAATACGGGCGGATTCATTGGCGCGGTCTTCTCTCTGCAGAGAAGCACTGGCAATGCCATCTTCTATAACAAGATCGGTGTCGGTATGGCCCCCGTCTACCAGTTGGATGTGCTGGGCGATGTAAATATTGGTGCCGGGTCCGTCTACCGAATCAATGGCGTGCCGATCACCACGGGCGGGGCGCAGACCCCCTGGGCCTCGGATATCGATGGGAATGGCAAGACGCTGTTCAATGTTGGGAAAATCGGCATCGGTATTGCCACGCCCCAGGCTCCGCTACATGTAGTGTCATCTTCTGTTACAGCCGCAATGGTCGAGACAACCGCAGCCAGCGGCGGGGTGTCGGTACTGAACCTGAAGACCGCCACCAGCTTCTGGCAGGTGGCAGCGGGCGGCGTAGCTTCAGCCCTTCCTGGCTGCTGGTGGGTCTATGACCAGACCGGAGCAGGCACCCGGCTGGTGATCGGACCCGGCGGCAATGTGGGCATCGGGGTGGGAACCAATGTTCCAGGCTCACTCTTCCAGGTGGGGCAGGGTGCCCCGCTGGCTGCTGGCATTGCAGACTTCTATGGGCCGAACCGCACTCTGTCGCAGTCGGCAACAGTCAACATACTAAGCACAGATGCCATGGCAACAGACAAGGGTGGCTCACTCGGCCTCGGCGGTGTCGGCGGTGCAGCGAACCCGTTCGCCTTTGCCTATCTGGCAGGCCGCAGTGAGGGTAACTCTTACGCGGGTTACTTCCAGGTTTCCACAATGGGCGCAGGGGGCACAGCAGCAGAGCGCATGCGTATCACGGCGGCGGGCAACGTGGGCATCGGACTGCCGAATCCGCAATCTATCCTTCACATCATTCAACAGGCATCCGGTGCTCTTGGCCCGGTCCTCACATTGGAAAACAGCAACGGGCTGCTGCACGATGCGGCATCGATCAAGTTCGTGGATGCAAGTCAGCGCAGCGAACTTCGCTTTTCTGTCGAGTCCTCTCCGTACGGCGCGGATATGATTTATTTCGGTGGTGCTGCTGGAACCACAGAGGTATTTCGGGCAACGTCGGCGGGTAACGTGGGCATCGGGACGGCGAGTCCGCGCGACCTGCTCCATATAATCGGACCCAATCGCTCAACGCCTGGAACGGCAACCCAATTAATGATTGGGGAGCAGAGCAACGCGGTCGGTCACTCGTTGTCGCTCGGCTATTATACGGACGGCGCTGTATGGCGCGGCGTCGTTCAGGCTTACCAAGCCAGTGCTGGCACTGCGCTTTTGCTGAATCCTGTTGGCGGCAACGTCGGTATCGGCGGCTCTCCTGGATACAAGCTCGATGTCGCTGGCGACGTGAATTGCTCGGGCGTGTTCCGGGTGAACGGTCTACCGATCGGCGGCATTACGGCCGTGAGCAACGCTACCGGCTCGCGCGGATTGAACGTCGTCTACCAAAACACGAGCGGCAAGCCGCGTTTCGTGAACGTCACGGCGACGATTCAAGGCGGCTCGTACGTGCAATTCGTAGCCGACGGCGGGAATCCGCCGAGCTTTCTGATCTGCGCGGCGACGAACGCCGCGGCGTCAGGAACGACGATCAATCAAACTGTTGGCGGGTGGGTGATGCCGGGTGACTTCTACCGGGCGAATTCGCCGAATGCAACGCTGATGACTTGGACGGAGTGGACTTAGGAGATTTTGACAATGACTTACGCCGAGAGCGAAAAACTGATGTCGAACCTGGACTTCCGCGGGCGCGTGAAGGTCGCCGCGCTCAAGTACGCCGATAGCATCTCGATTGAGGCGAACACGGTTCCGGCGCACAACACACGCCTGCGCTGGGCGCAAAACTGCTTTCAGCAACCCGACGCGGTGGCAGGCCAATTGACGCCGCCCACCGTCATGGATAGCGCCGTGCAGACGGCGGGAGTCGATGAAGACGGTAAAGCGCTGATCACCGACGCCCTTCTCCAGGGCGCGGTGGAGACGGTCGTCAATAAGATGCTGTAGAATTCCGGCCCGTCTGGATCCACCAGACGGCAAGGCAGGTACGGTTCTCCAGACCCGTCTTCGCCAGGATGGTTGATATCGCCACCTTGATCGTTCCTTCGCCCAGGCGTAGCTGATGCGCAATCTCCTTGCTTGGCCTGCCATTGGCCACAAGATCGACTACCTGCTTCTCGCGCGCCGTGAGCGGGCGGCCGCGCAGCGTGGGTGAATATCGTGGCGACCTTACTTTTGGCTTCTTGCATTCCGGGCAGACCCGGGCCAGCCCGCGATCGCTGAAGTCCTGAAAGCGCCTGCCGCAGCGGCAGCAGGTTTTTGGCAGACCGGTGCAGAGCGGCGCCGGGTGCGAATTCACGGTCCTTACGGCCTCCCGCATTTCCTTACTTCCCCAAAGACCGCTATCGTATCAGCCCGCGCGGCCCGGTCAAGCGGCCAAAGAAAACCGCCCGTCTATTTCTGATATATAGGGGGTGTATAAATCAGGTGGTGATTTATCACGCAATCTGCCACCGTTGGCATTATGAATCAGAAGGTGCCCGAGGATTGGGTGATTCGCCGGGCGTTCGCGATGGCCCTACAGAATCTGCGTTATCAGGTAGGCATCGCACAGGAGACGCTCGCCCTCGAAGCCGGGATTAACAGGGGCTATATGAACGGGATGGAGCAAGGCCGTCATGCGCCCACGCTGGTGATGATCTTCCGCATGCTGCCGCACCTACAGGTATCCTTCACGGGTTTTGCGATGGAGTTCGAGCGCTGCCTGCGGCAGGTTCAGCGGGAGAAACAAGGCCCTCCCGCTTCAGCATAACCTTCTGCTAGCTCAGCAGATACTGATCTACTGCCTGCGCCAGTTCGCCGAAGGTGACGCCGAGCACTGGCAGCATCCGCATCATGATTTCGAGCGACAGGTTACAGCGGCCCATCTCAATGGTATTCATGTGGGCCCGCTCGATACAGCACTGGAAAGCGAACTCTTCCTGGGACATGCCGGCGCCCTCGCGCAAGCCGCGTACGGCCTTACCGAAAGCGCGGCACGCAACGGCGCCGTTGATGGGCCTAGGTGGTTTGGTGGCTTTCATCATGGGGAACATACTACCGCAAGAGCGGCGCTGCACCAAACCGTTTGTTTTCGCCCCAAACACGAAAAGTATTTGATGTTTTTTGCGACTTGAATATTGCAGTTTATTTTTGGTGTGATACTATCTTTCACGTCGGCTTTAAACGAAACACTATCCTGCCGGCGTAACGCGCCCTGGAGAGACGCCCTTGCATTTACCGGGGGGGCGCGGCTTCCTGGCGTCTCGGCCCCGTGGGAAGGGCCGTAACAAAGAAGCGATAGCATCCCACAACTTCGGTCTTGCGAGAGGACCGTAACACAGAAGCGAAGGCATCCCGCGTAAATCCTATACAACCTTATTCCCTGGTTCAGGAGGCGCTTGTGCCAATTCGACGAATCCGCCAAAAGCGAATGAGTCTTTCGATTCCGCTGCCCGTCTGGGAGGCCATGCGTTCGGAGTGTAAACGCAGAAGCACCACGGCGGGCGGTTCTGTTTCTCTCTCCATGCTGGTTGTTCAGATGGTGAACGAAAGTCTACTGCGCCGACGCCGCGTTGATGGGCACGCCACCGCATCGGCGGCAGGCGCGATGGCCGCGCAGTAAGCAGCGCGGCATAACTCATACCTTACAAGAGGCAAACGGTGATGGCGGCAACAGGCCAGCCCTATCTCCGCATGCGCGTGGTGGCCCGCGAGATCGCAGCAGGCTGGTGCGACTGCTGCCATGTAGCGGGGGGCGTGCGGTTCTTCGACTACTACTGGGTGTGCGCGGACTGCCGCGCGGTTCTCATTCAACAACTGGAGGATGAAAGGCTATGCCGGTAAATCTGACATTCGATCCGAAGCGCCTGGGGGCGAGCGAGGCGGGTGACATCCTCGGCTGCGGCTTCCGCACGCCGTGGGAAGTGGCGGCAACGCATAAGGGGCTGATCCGGCATGCCGAGCAGACCAACGAGATGCTGCTCGGTAAGCTACTGGAACGCGGCCTCGTGGAATTCTACGCGAAGATCACCGGCCACCCGGTGCGCTTCGTGGACGAGAGCGTCTTCCACCCCGAGTGGGAGTGGCTGCGCTACACCCCGGATGCCTTCGATGACGCGGTGCCGGCAGTCGTCGAAGCCAAGGTAGTAAATGAATTCCAGGTGCGCGACTGGGGCGACTGCGCCGAGGAAATGCCGCTGCGCGTGCAACTCCAGACGCAGCTGTACATGGCCGCGACCCGCCTGAAGGTATGCAACGTGATCGCGCTGCTCAAGGGGTCGCCGCACATCTTCGTCCAGCACTTCGACCCCGAGGCGGCGACCGTCATCTGCGAATGCATGGAGCAGTTTTATCGGCGCTACATCATCGGCGACGAGATGCCGCCGCTGGATACCAGCGAGGCCGCAGGCCGCTATTTGCAGCAGCTGTACCCGCGCCACCGGGCAAGGGATATCGTGGAGGCCACGCCGGAACAAGCCGATATCCTGGACGACTATCTGACGGTGCGCGTCGAGCAGAAGGTTCTACAGGATACGCGCGACCGCATCGAGGTGCGGCTCAAGCAGGAAGTAGGCAACCACGAGGGCCTGCGCTGGCAGGACGGCGTCTTCACTTGGCGGAACACCAAGGACAAGAAGATTACCGACTGGAAGGCCATGGCGCTCGGCCTGTTGCACGGCTACGTGCCGGATGCCGAGGAGCAGATCAAGTTGACGGACTTCTACACGCGCACCAAGGAAGGATCGCGGCGTGTCTGGTTGGCCAGCGACCAGCTGAAGGACGCGCTGGAATCGGAGGCCGCAGCATGACGCCCGCCAAGGACATTCTGGGCCAGCACGCGCTCGAACTGATCGCCAGCCTACAGAAGGAACGCGACATTGCCCGCGACATTGCCAAGCGCCTGGTTGCCAACATCGGGGAGCGCGGCACGTGCAAGGGATGCCTGCGCGATATTGTGTGGATCACCCACAAGAACGGCGTGTCCGCGCCTTATGATCTCGACGGTGTAAACCACTTCGCCACTTGCCCGAAGTCCAACCAGTTCAAGAAGGAGCCCAAAACAAAATGAGCGAAAGAGAAATTATCCCGAGCGGCAGTACGGTCACGGTGCGGCAGGACCTGGCCGAGGAAATCAGCGTCGGCCACGACATGGCACCGACAGCCGCAGCCGCCGCGGCGAAAGCCGAGATCGAGGCCCGCATCATCGCCGCCCGCAAGTGGCCGCGCGATGTCGATCAGTTCCGCGAAGGCATCCTGAAGGACTGCCGGCGACCCGGCTTTGCCGAGATCGCGCTCTATCGCAGGCCGGTCGGCCGGAAGAAGGATGCCACGGGCAACTGGGTGGATGCGTTCGCCATCAACTTCTCCGTGCGCTTCATCGAGTCCGCGCTTCAGCACTGGTGTAACGTTCACGTCACGGCGCGGATCGGCTACGAGGACGCGCAGCGGGCCTTGCTCACTGTCCAGGTGATCGACGTCCAGCGCAACGTCGGCTACTCGACCGACGCCATGTTGGACAAGGTAATCGAGCGGCGTGAAGTCAAGAAGGGCCGTAGCGTGCGCGGCGTGCGCGAGAACAGCTACGGCGACACCGTGTATCTGGTAGATGCCACGGGCGACGAATTCAGAAATCTGATGGGAGCGGAGCGTTCGAAACTGCTGCGCGATAACGGCCAGCGGCTACTGCCGCGCGACATTCTGGACGAGGCGCGGGCGCTGATCGACAAGACGGTTGCGGATGAAACCGCCAAAGATCCTGACGCGGCCAAGAAAAAGATCCTGGATAAGTTTGCTGGCCTCGGTATCTCGGCCACGATGCTGAAGGACTACCTGGGCCGTCCGGTCGAGACGCTCACGGCGAAGGACCTGGGCGAACTGGCGCCGCTGTACGCAGGCCTCCAGCAGGGCGAGTTCAATTGGGCCGACGTGATGCGCTCGCGTAACGAGCCAGCCGAAGGCGAGCCGAAAGCCGAGGCGGGCAAAGGGGGTGCGAAATCGCTAACCGACAAGATTCGCGAACGCCAGGCGCAGCCACCGAAGGAGTGAGGTGCAGCGTGTGTGACTCGGATAACCTCGCCGGCATCGAGGGCGAGTATCCGACTGGCGTGGTTGCACCCGATGGCGGCGCTGAAATGTGGCGATATGTGGGCTGGCTATGCCGCGACTGCGGCGCCAGGGAGGAAATATGACGGACACGGAACGTGCCGAGTGGAGAGTCAATGAAGCTGCGGCACAGATGGATGCGCTTGAAAAACCGCTGCGTGATACGCCGCTCTACGTCGGCCGCGACGAAGACCCAGTTCAGGCATTAAAGAGAATCATATCTTTCCTGCGTAACAACGTGGGCGATTCGCCGGTGCTGGCATTAGCCGTAGTGGGGCTGGGGCGTGTGCTGGACAAGCTCAGCAAGCAACAGGTGAAGCCATGACGAACGCTACAACTGCCCGACCGGTGGTTCGGGAAACTGCGGTGCTGGATCGCGGCAAGCCTTTAGTTGTGGCCGTCCACGCACGCATGATCGCTATCCGCCCGAAGGGGACTCGAGAATGGTTCTCGGTTCCCTATGACGCTCTCTTCGATCTGGCGCGGAAGCTGGACGCGCGACAAAGGCGGGTGGCATGAGCGCCCGCCAGTATGAATCGCTGCGGCGGTACTTTGATGAAGCCGAACTCGCGGCCATGCACGAAGATCTCGTGCAGGCAGTCGGTGAAGTAAAGATGCTGCGCGACCAGAAGGCCGCTTATAACTCCACCGTCGGCGCCGCTATCAAGACAGCCGAGCGCACCGTCTGGAACACGCAGGAAAAGCTGACCGTCGGGTACGAGTCGGTAGAGGTGGAAATTATCGCCGTGATGGACACGCCGCGCCCGGGCCTGAAGCGGATCGTCCGCGTGGATAGTAATGAAACCGTGCGCGAAGAACCGATGACGCCACGGGAACGGCAACAGTCGTTTGGGTTCCAGGAGCCTGAAGCGTGAACGTCACCGATGTCCCTACCGACAAAATTCAGATCGGCATGCGCCACCGTGTGGACTACGGCGACATCGAGGGGCTGGCCGCAAATATTGGCGAGATGGGTCTGCTTCAGCCGATTGGCATTGATCCGTTCTTTCATCTGATCTTTGGCTTTCGGCGGCTGTATGCCTGCAAAGATCTTCTGAAGTGGAAACAGATCCCCTGCGTCACGCTCGACCTGGAATCCCTTCTGGCCGGCGAGTATGCGGAGAACGAATTCCGCAAGGACTTCACGGTAACCGAGCGGGTTGCCATCGGCGCGGCCATCGAGGTGGAACTGGGAAAGCGGAAGCCAGGACCGAAATCCTCCGCAAATGCGGAGCAATTATTGGCGGGCAACGCCGTCGATATCGCCGCCAAGGGCGCGGGCTTCAAAAGCGCCGAGAGTTTTGAGCGGGCCAAGACGGTGACGATGCGCGGCGCACCGGAACTGAAGGCGGCGGTCGATAAAGGCGAGATCTCAATCAGCGCGGGCGCGGACATTGCATCGCAGCCCATTAAAGCCCAGAAGCAAATCGTGGCCATGCCGAAGGCCGAGCGCCGTCAAGTTCTGGAACAGATTCGCCAGACCAAGGCGCACAAGGAAGCCGACGAGCGGCGTGCCTATGATCTCCGCGTATATCGCGGCCTAGCAGAGAGTGTGGAGAGAATCGCCAAATACTTTGAAGATGCGCGGGATACGTGGGCGGGCCTGGAGCGGGTGAGCGCGTTCGACTTCGCCGATAACCTGGACCTCGCCATCAAGTGTTTATCTCGGATTCAGAAGGAGCACCCCAATGCCCGAAGACCTGGAATCGTTACGAAGACAACTCACTAGCATCATCGCGGATGAGATCCGCATCGCTCTGCGCGGTGGCCCTACCGATGGGGAACTGGTCGCCGTTGCAGTGGAAGCCCGCGCCACCGTGTTGATTGACCAACTAGCGCCGCACCTTGCCAAAGCGGAAGTGCGCAATATCATCCGCCGCATGTTGAAGCGAACCGAACTGAAGCCCGAGGATGCCATCAACCTGTCGAAGCAGATTGAATTTGCCGACATGGATGAGTTCCGAGGCATTCCGCCGCAGGTAACTTATCACGACCGCCCTGGCCATGTGACGTACATTCCGTACCTCGATACCTTTGAGTGTGAGAGAGCGGCCGCGCTGATGCTGCTAGAGAAGTCGATGGCGGCGGATGCCCAGACCTATCACGCTCTGAAGTCAGGCAATGCGTTTGCCTCGCGGCTGGTTGCGCTATACGGCGATCTGCCGCTATGGGATCTTTACCGTAAGTATCGAGATGACCAGCGTAAAGCACGGGGAGCATCGTGACCACTACTCTCCGCACCGCCGACGAACTTCAACGCGCCCACGATATCCTGGCGAGCCTCGTGCTGGACGAGCGAATGATGCGCTTCGTCTGCCCCACGCTGAGAGATACGCAGAACGTCATAGCAACGCTGAATGTTCTGTGTTGGGTCCTAAAACACGACCACAACCCGAACTTTGGCGAGATGATCGACAGGCTGGAAGCCGCGCTGCGGGAACTGGGCGTACAGGTGATCGACTTCGGGCAACTTCAACCTGGGAGGAAACCACAATGACACCAGCAGTAGAACGACAGCGACTTTTAAAGGCACGCAATAAGTCTGAAGCGGGCGACTTCGACCGTCAGGTGATATCGCGCGAGCCTAGCGATATCTATTGCGATGACGTAGTTCTGGAGTGCGGCCACAAGTCCTACCTACGGATGATTGCCTCACTACGGAAGCAGGACAGCAAAGTATACTGCGGAGCTTGCGCGGATGCGTGGATCAAATCGGGAGCATCCGAATGAATCCGACTACCGAAAGCTTGCGCCCTGAACTAACCAAGATGCCGGCGAGGATAGCAGCCCTTCCGGTGTATCGCGGTTACCCGGTGCCCTGGTTCGTGGCCTATCCCAACGGCCCCGAGGGCGAACCCGAGTTCCGTACAGCAGACGGTAAGAAATGGATCATCGCCGTTCAGCAGCGGCGCTGTTGGGTATGCGGTGAGCAACTGGGCCGCAATATCGTTTTCGTTTTAGGCCCGATGTGCGGGATCACCAGAACTACAAGCGAACCCGCTTGCCATCTCGACTGCGCGGAATGGAGCGTTCTCAACTGCCCGTTCCTGACGCGCCCGCACATGGAGCGGCGCGACGATAACTTACCCGAGGGCACGGTAAACCCGCCCGGTGAACCGATCCTGCGCAACCCCGGCGTTACCCTGTTGTGGCTGACGCGTGACTTCAGTCTCTTCCGCGCAGCCGACCGGCGCTTCTTGATCCGCGTAGGCAACCCGTTCCAGGTTGTCTGCTACAAGGAGGGCCGAAAGGCCACGCGGGCGGAGGTTGACGAGAGTGTGGCCGGTGGCCTGCCGAAGCTGATCGAACTGGCGAAGATGGACGGTGACGAGGCCGTGGACGACTTGGTGAAGAAGGTTCGGGAATTTGAATTTTACATGCCCGCGCAGTGAAAGGAGCAGCGCAATGAACGTTTCAACGATTACGATGGACCCCGTAGAGGCGCAGCAAAAGCTGGACGCCTATCGCGATGCGCTCGCCGCGCGCCACAGCGTCAAGGTGGAAGAGGAGTGGCAGGCGGCAGCGGACGCCTATAAGGAACTGGCGAAGGGCACACCGCTGATTGATCCACTGGCCGCGATCCGCGAGTGCGGGTGGCGTTCGGATAGCCGCCCGGTGCTTGCCATCGCGCGGGCGGATATGGCGCGGGTGGCTTGGGATGTGTCGCGCAGCAGCCGATGGTGGGATCCCGACGCCAGGCGTCACAAAGGTGCCTGGGCCCCTATGCAGTGGCAATTCGCCGCACAACGTAACCACGAGTCCAACTGGCGGTGGCGGGAGGGAGCCGGAAAGAGTTTCGTCATCCCGAATATCACCGCAGAGCCGCCCGGTGATCCGGCCTCGGGTATAGCCATGGTGCCGATGGTGCCCCCGGACGTGTTGCCGGCGCGTGGTTGCGATCTCAGCAAGCACTACATCCTGTGGGAAGTAGAAAGCTGGGATGTTTCCCCACCCGTGGACCCGATCCTCCTGCGGCCTATCGGCGGCGATCTCTACGCCGTCGTGGCGCAATGGGACCTGACCGAGATCGAGCGGACCATCATTGCTGGAACCCGAAAGGCATAAGACCATGCAACTCAAATTAGATAACCTACGCGCACTGAAAGACGACTGGGACAACGACGGAGCACTCGCGCCTACCGAGGAAGCCATCCTGCTGGCCGAGAAGATCATCAACGCCGAACCGAGCGTGGTACCGCTGACCGACGGCGGCGTCCAAGTCGAGTGGCACTGCGGCGCCGATATCGAGATTGCGATTACGCCCGAAGGGACGATGGCGCTCGAATGAATGCCATTGCCGAGGGGATGACGATGCAGGGCCGCGCCGAATTCCTGGAGCCGCATTACACCCTGGCCGAACTGTCGAAGGCATGGCACGTCTCGCGGCCTACGCTACAGGGGTGGTTTCGGGATGAGCCGGGTGTGATCCGCTACGGCCAGGACAAACTGAAAAAGGGACGCCAGCGAACTCACTTATCGCTGCGCGTCCCTGAAAGTGTGGCGCGGCGGGTGTACCGCGAGCGCACGGGGCGGGGATGATATTTACCGGGTGACCAGCTTCGTCACCAGGAAGTCCTCGCCGTCATTGGTTTGGAGATGACAGGTATAGCGGGTTCGAATCAACGCCCCGAAGCCGTTCTGCGAGTCCACGTAGGACGTGACGCGATACTTGCCCGCGCCCAGGTTCTCGATGGTGGAATCCCAGTAACCCGCGAAGTCGGCGGTTTTGGGGGCCTTGAGTCTGGCTTCCATGTAGTCTCTTGCCCGCAGGAAGGCGGCAGTGTCCGCCTTTGCTGCCCGGGCGGATTTCGCGGCTTCCTTGGCAGCGATCCGTTCCACTTTTTCGCGGGCGTCGGCGGCAGCGTTTTGCTCCATCCGGGCCTTCACCTGTTCCTTTGGCACGCTTTTAATGGCAACGGCCAGAAGGACGAACAGCACGACGATGCCGGCGAACCCGATCACGGCAACCATCAACAGTCTCTTTATGATTCTCACGTTATTATTTCCTTTTCAAGATTTGACGCGGCACTAGGCCGCGAGATTTACGCTGCATGGGATACCCCGGACGGCTGGTTTAACCTGCCTGGGGGAACTGATAGGATAATACCCGCGTGGACTTCGACATGCGTTCGCGGTATCCAGGAACGAGCTTCATGTAATGCTGGTCGGTGATCTTGACGTCGCTGTGGCCGAGCATCTTGCTCACCGTGTAAATGTCTGCGCCCTTCTCCCCGTCCCCGACCAGCAGGTTGATGGCGAAGGTGTCGCGGAATTTGTGGCAGGCCCCGTCGATCCCGGCCAGCGCCAGGACCTTCATGACGATGGCGGTCGTCTCGCGGATGCGGGTTTCGTAATCCGGCATCAGCGAACCAAACTCTTCACCCTCGCGCAGCGCTTGGCGGGCTTCCTGGTAGTCTCCGGGGCGGTCGGGCTGAAAGAAGTACACCCGCGTCTTGGGGAGCCGCTGCAGGGCCTCTATGGCGGGCGGCTGCAGTTCCGGGGGCAGCGAGATCGGGCGGCGGGTTTTGATTACGTAGTAGTCCAGGTTGCCGTCGGGCGTGAGGTAGCCGCGCTCGCAGAAGGTGGCGTCACTGATGCGCATGCCCGAATACAGCAGCAGGTAGATCAGGGCGCGGGCGCGATCGCGCTCGGCTTCGGGCAGTTGTTCGATAGCAGCGAATATCTGCGTGATCTGCGCGGGCGTGAACGGCAGGCGCGACGAGGCCGGAGAATTGCCCCGCTTACTGTTCTGATTCAGCTTGCGGTCTTCTGTAGGCGGGAAGGCGATCCAGCGTTTGGTGCGCGCGCACCAGTTGAACCACACCCGCAGGTGCGTCAGGCGGCCCTGCGCGGTGGTCCGCTTCCAGCCCGCGTGGCTTTCGAAGTAGCGGCGGATGTGGGAAGAGTCCACCTGGGCGAGCAGGGTAATTTCCTGCTGCGCAGCCCAGGCGCTGAAGTGGCCCACGGCGCGGGCATAGAGTTCCTTCGAACTGGAGGAGAGTTTCTGGGAGGCCTCGAGGAATTCCTTGGCGGCGTGCTCTATGGTCTCGCTGCCCTTCGGGGCGGGCTTCCCCATCAGCCGGGGGCCACCGGGCGTAGGGTCCTCGTCCCCGCCGCGTTCCAGGGTATCCTGGCGGGCCTCGGCGGTCGAGAGCGTGCGCGTATCGAGCGACTGGCGGATGAACTTGCCGCGCACCTTGCCGTGGATCCACAGCGGGCACTCGCACTGCGTCACGTTGTTGGGTTGGCCGTGAATGGGGCACTTCTCGGCGTGCCTGCGGTAAATCGTCGTCTTCGTCGTGTGGGTTCGTTTTGTCATAGCAGTCTCCAGAAAAGGAAAACGGGCGAAGGCCGTAAGCCCCCGCCCGCCCGAAGTGAGTTACTGAAGGTGGACCACGATCGCGTCGCCCACCATCTTCGCCGGCAGGTCCTGGGTCGTCTTGTTCCAGCCGGTCTCGGCCAGCAGCTTGGCGACGCGAAGAACCGGGGCGGCGTGGCAGAACATCACCTGCGTCGCGTCCTTGCCGCTCTTGGTGGGCGTGAGCGTAACCGTCTTGCCCTTGGCCTCAAGCTTGACGTAGGGTGCGCCGTTCAGCTTCTCGGCAGCCAGCTTGGGGAAGAAAAACTCGCCCTTGGCGTAGAGCCGCAGTTTCAGTTCCTTCGGCGCCGCTTCCTTTTTGGCCTTCACGATCTTGGCGCCCACGGCCTCAACCGCCTTCTTGGCCTTGGCGGGGGTAACGGCCTTCGCTGCGGGCTTCCAGTTCTCAGCCCGCGCCGAGGCGAGGTTCTTATCCTTCTCCAGGACGGTCAGCCGCGCGTTGCGGGCTTTTTCGTTTTTGAACCGCTCGTAGGACACGGTGTTATCCTTCGCGGCGATGCAGAGGATGGAAAAAGGGAAGGCCTCGTTCGCGCCCATCTCCGAGGGGATCACAACCGGGGGGCGGTTCTTGGCAGCATCAATATCAGCCACGAGGCTGAGCACGTTCAGCTTGCCCATGTGGGCCGAGATCGCGGGTTCGCCCAGGCTATCCTTGGCAAGCTCTTTCCCGGCTGCGAGATCCGCCGCAAGCGTCTTGGTGGCCTTCGCGGCCGTCTTCTTAATTTTCGTCGTTTGTTTTGTCACAGTAGTATTCCTTGTTTGGTCGGCTCCCTTCGTCGTGGGTGCCGCCAAGAGACAAGTCTACTACGTGGTACATGTTTTTTGTACAGTGTTGCAGAAGAAAAAGAAAATAAAGGGGTTAAATCGGTGCAAAAAACTAGAAGGTCTACTTTAGAAGCCAACTCGAATCAACTAGATAGGCGCAAAACACTAGTAAATATCGTACCGATAGCAGCGATAGTATTCAGACGTTGTACAGGCTTTGTACAGCCTGGGGGCGCATGAGGTGCCGGCGCTGCAGCCGTGAAATACCCGCGCATCTGATCGGCTGCGAGTACTGCCTTATCGAGCGGGGCGTCGAGTTCCTGGAGAAACGGCAGATTGAGATCCTGCCATCCGTTTACTGCGGCAAGGCCGATCTCGTGCTCGTGACGGCTCGCGGGATAGCTCGCCACGTGCAGCTGTTCGGCGAACCCTACCGCATGTACTGCGGTGCGCAACTCGGCCCGCACTATAAGCGCACCCGCGAGCCGTACAACGAAGTCACTGTGAAAAAGCTGTGCGTGCCCTGCCGCATCCGGCTCAAGGCACTGATGGAGGAAGCGCTTGCCGCCACGGTTCCGGCTCACAGCGCCAGCAGCCCCGCGCCTCAGTGAAAACGACGTAGAGCGGGCCTGTCTCGATCTACTCGCGCTGCGCGGCTACTACGTCCAGCGTGTGCACTCGGGAACCTTCAAGAGTCTCGACGGCCGCAGGTTCATCAAGGGCGCACCGAAGGGGACGCCTGACTATTCGGCGCACCACGCGCGGCACCGCGGCTTCCTGCTGGAAGTCAAACGGCCTGGCGCCGAACTCGATCCCGTGCAGCGTTCGAAGATCCACGAGATTGACTGGGCCTTCCGAATTCCTATTGCGGTGGTGGATACGGTGGACGCGCTCGCGGCGTGGCTCGCCGGCCACGAACGGTCGCCCTAAAAAAAAA